GCCGCCGTCGAGGACTGGTACGCGGAGGGAGTGTCCGTCGCGCTGGCCTGGCAGGAGGACGGCGCGGCCGTGGTGAGCGTCACCACACACGATGACGTCGCCGGCGCCGCGGCGGCCGTCAAGGCGTCAGGGTTCAAGCGCCGGCGAGTGCTGGTAGGCGCGTCGATCGCGGACAATCTGAGTTGGCGTGTGGAGGGCCTCCGCACCACGCCGCAAAAGGGAACCGTCCGCGCCGCTGTCGAGGATTTGGGGCGCCTGCTCACAGATGGTGTCCTGGCCCACGACGGCAGCGCCGACCTGGCCGCTCAGGTGCTCGCGCTCCGCACATCGCCCGGCGTGGACGGGCCGCGGCTACGGAGCACAGCACCCGCCGGCGCCGTCAAGGCCGCCGTGTGGGCCGCCAGCGAGGCCCGCAACAGCAAGCCGCGACGCGCCGTCGTCGTGCTCTGAGACGCGCTTGTCGGGCATGTGTGGCAGTATGACCGCCGTGAGATGGCCCTGGACGCGCGATGCGCGCGACCCGCAAGAGCCGCAAGACTTGACGTCGATAGGTGACTCCGCGGTCGCGGGGTACTTTGGGGCAGCGCCGACGATGGCCGGCGTGGTCGTCAACGAACGGTCCGCGCTGGGCATCTCCGCGTTTTGGCGGGCCGTAATGCTCATCGCCGGCACCATCGCATCACTGCCACTCCCCACATACCGCGACACCGAACCCGGCACGCGGCAGCAGGTGAAATCGTGGGTGGACGACCCCGGCACGGAGGACGGGCAGACGCCGTACGAGTGGAAGGAAACGTGTCTGCTGCACGGCCTGCTGCACGGGAACATGTACTTGCAGCACGTCTACAACGGTGCGGGGGCGATGGTGGGGGCCACGCCGCTGCACCCGCTGGCCGTCGAACCGTCGTGGGAGCGCCGGACTGACGGGTCGTACACCGGGCGAAAGCTATTCGCCGCCACGGGCGCAAACGGCCGCCGGCGGACCTTCACCCAAGACGATATGACCCAAGTAATGGGTCCGTCCCTCGACGGGCTCCGCGGCCTGTCCCTGATCGGGGTGGCGCGGCAATCGTTCGGGACCACCATCGCCGGCGACCGCAGCGCCGCGCGAATGTTCGGCAGCGGCGCGATGATCGCCGGCCTGGTGTCCACAGAGGAAGATGTCGACGACGACGAGGCCGAGGAGATAAAGGCGGGCCTCGACCGCAATGTGGGCGGCTGGGAGAACGCCGGCGAAGTTGCGTTCGTCAATCGGAAGCTGAAATTTTCGCCGTGGACAATGCCCGCCAGGGATGCACAGTTTTTGGAGTCGCGGCAATTCCAGATCGAGGAAATAGCGCGGTGGACGGGTGTCCCGCCGCACCTGCTCATGCAGACGGAAAAACAGACGTCGTGGGGCACAGGTGTCGCCGAGCAGAACCGTGGCCTAGGCCGGTTTACGTTGCTCGGGTGGACAATGCGGTTCGAGCAGAGAATTTCGCGGCTACTGGGCGCGCCGCGGTTCGTAGAATTCGAGTTCGCCGGCCTCGAACGGCCCACCCCCGAGGAAGAAATCCGGCTGCTCATCGAGCAGGTAAAGGCCGGCCTACTGACAGTGAACGAGGCGCGCCGCATTCGCAACCTGCCACCCATCGGCGGCGGGGACGTGCTCCGAGTGGCCAGCACGTCGGGACGAGAGCTAGAGGAGGCCCTGACGTGAAGGCTCGGCCGTGGGGGAGGACGGACCAACTGCACCAGTTGGCGGCCCGGGCTCGGGTCATCTCCCGGGCGCAGGCGAGGCCGACCACGCACCACGGCCCCGCGGACTGGTGGAAGGTCGGCAACACGGCCGGCGACCGCGCCGAGGTATTCATTTACGGCTACATCGGAGACGACTGGGCCGAGGAGGACGTCACCGCCGCATCGTTCGTGAACACGCTTCGGGCCATCACGGCGCCGGCGATCGACCTCCGCGTCAACAGTCCCGGCGGCGCCGTGTTCGACGGCATCGCGATTTACACGGCCCTGCTCGAACACCCCGCCGCCATCGACGTTCACGTGGACGGGGTGGCCGCGTCGGCCGCGTCGTTCGTGTCGATGGCCGGCGACTCTGTGGTCATGGCCAAGCCAGCCAAAATGATGATCCACGACGCGTCAGGGATCGTCCTCGGGAACGCTGCAGACATGCAGGCGATGGCAGAGCTACTCGACGAACTGTCAGACACCATCGCCACCATCTACGCGGACCGCGCCGGCGGCACCACGGCGACGTGGCGGGACGCGATGAAAGCCGAGACGTGGTACTCCGCGGCAAACGCCGTAGAGGCCGGGCTCGCGGACCGTGTGGAGCACGACACGACGGAACCGCCGCCGGAAGATCGGCAGAGCCAGTTGATCCGCGCACGGGCGCGGCTACTCCTGAAAGGGGAGTGACAGTGGACATCGATCAGATTCTCGCCGCGCTGCAAGCCGTCATCGACGGTGCGGCCGGCCGGCCTCTGACGGCCGAGGAGGTCACGCAGTACGAGGGCCTCGAAACGCAGCTTGCCGCCGCCCAGGTCGACCAGGGCATCAGGGCGCGGCAGAACGCGTACAACACGCCGGTGCGGAACGATCTGCACGTCAACGTGGGTGGCGCCGAGCGCGACGAGTTCGCGGACCTCAACGCCGCATTCACCAACTACCTCCGCACCGGCCGGCCCAACGCCGACATTGCGGAGCTTCGCAACGCACAGGAGGCGGGCTCCGACTCGGAGGGCGGCTACCTCGTGTCGCCAGGGTTCCGTCAGAAGCTTGTGGAGGTCCGTGCCGCGTACGGCGGCCTGGCCGCGGAGGTCGACAGCTTCACCACGGAGCGCGGCGGCTCGCTCGAATACCCGTCCCTCGACGACACCGCCAACTCTGGCGGAATCACGGACGAGGAAGCCGCGTTCGTCGATGGCGACGATCTGGCGTTCGGCACCGTGGCGCTCGGGGCGTTCAAGTACACGTCGACCGGCGCCGGCACCACAACCCCGCTGCGCGTGTCCACGGAACTGCTACAGGACTCGGAGTTTGACGTCGAGGCCCTGGTGTCCCGCGCGCTGGGGACGCGCATCCAGCGCAAGCAGGCGGCCGACTGGGTGAACGGCAACGGCACCACGCTTCCGTTCGGCCTGCTCCACGACGGGCTCACCGCGGACGTCGTGCTCGACGTCGAGGCCACCATCGACTACGACGAGATTCTCGACGTCGAGGCCGCGCTGGATCCCGAGTACGAGCAGAATGCTAAGTGGGTGATGAGCAAGGGCACGTGGGTCGCAATCCGCCGGATCGTCGTGGACGGCCGGCCGCTCATCAACCCGCAGACCATGGGCATCGGCCAGGCGCCGGCGAGGGAACTGCTCGGCTACCCGGTCATCATCGACCAGGGCTGCAACGCCGTCACCGCGGACGGCGTGGCAGGCGGGTTCGCCGCGCTGGGTGACTTCCGCGAGGCGTACGTTATCCGCCGTGTGGCGCCGCTCGTGGTCGTCGTCAACCCGTGGACGCGGATGAACAACGGCCAGGTCGAGTACGTGGCGTGGGAACGGGCCGATGGCAACATCCAGAACCGTTCGGCGTACGCCACCCTCGAAAACATCACCACCTGACAACCCTTCACAAACGTGGGAGCTCCACCACGGCGGCCCCCCTCCGGGGTGGGGCTCCCACACACCCGAACCGAACCGATCCCGACCAGGAAAGGAACCGCCATGTTGCTCAGAGACAACCCCGCGGCGCTCAGGGAATACAAGGAGCGCAAGGCAAAGGCGCTCGCCAAGACGGCGACCGCCCGTAAGGCCGCGGACCGCAGGAAGGCCGCACACAACGCCGGCACCGCGACGGCGCCCGGCAGGCCGGCGCAGTCCTGATGTCCGCCGTGGGCCTGCTCGTGGTGCTGCTGGCAGTGCTGCTGCTGCTGCACCTGCTCGGCGTGATCTGAGAGGGAGGACCGACCGATGGCGTGGGCGCCGGATTACGTGACACTCGCGGAACTGAAAACGTATCTGCGAATCACAGACACCGCGGATGACGCGGAACTGGCGCTCGCCATCACGGCGGCCTCACGGGCCGTGGACGGCTACTGCCGGCGGCAATTCGGCCAAGTGGCCGCCGCGGAGGAACGGTCGTACACGGCCTACTACGACCGCCGCGCCCGCGTGTGGGTCGTCGTGTTCGACGACCTGCAGGACATCACCGGCCTCACTGTGACAGTCGAGGCCGGCGCGGTCGACGACTACACCCTCGAACCCGTGAACGCGGCGCAAAAGGGAAAGCCGTTCGAGCGTCTCCGCGTCAACTCTGGCAGCACAGCGATGCCCACAAGCGAACGGCACGGCGTCACCATAGACGCCGTGTGGGGATGGGACGCCGTACCGGCCGCCGTCGAGCAGGCCACAATGATGCAGGCGCACCGCTACCACTCGCGACGGTGGTCCCCGTACGGGGTCGCCGGCTCGCCCGACCAGGGCTCAGAGATGCGACTGCTCGCCAGGCTCGACCCCGACGTCGAGTCGTCCCTGTCGAGGGCCAAGCTGTACCGCTGGTGGGCGGCGGCCTGACCATGGACCTAGGCGACGTCATGGACGCGATTTCCACGCGCGTCGACACCATCACCGGCCTGCGATGCTTCGCGTGGCCGCCAGACAGCATCACCCCGCCGGCGGCCATCGTCGCGTACCCGGAGGAAATGCAACTCGACGCAACCTACAGCCGGGGCGCCGACACAATAACGCTCCCGCTGATCGTGGCCGTGGGAAAGGCGCACGACCGATCCACCCGGGACAAGGTGGCGGCCTACTGTGAAGGCGGCGGCGCGACGTCGATAAAGGCCGTCGTCGAGTCAGGCACATACACGGCGTTTGACTCTGTGCGGGTGACCCGCGTCGAGTTCGACGTCGTAACAATCGGGGGCATCGACTACCTCGCGGCCCTATTCGAGCTAGACATCATCGGAGACGGAGCGTAAGAAAATGGCCAAGGTTCACGGTAAGGTGACGTACGTCTCCCTCGACGGCGACGACCTCTCGCAGTACGCGGACAACTCGGAATTGAAGTTCGAGGCCGACGAGCACGACGTCACCACGTACGGCAATGATGGGCACGTGTTCTTGGGCGGGCTCACGTCGGGGTCTGTCACCATCTCGGGCAAGTACGACTCAACCGCCGGCACCGGCCCGCGGGCCGTCATCCTGCCGCTGCGCGGGACTGTCGTCGTGCTCATCCACAGGCCCGAGGGCACCGGCGCATCGCTGCCACAGGACGAGGTCGACGTCCTGGTCAAGAGCTACGTCCAGACCCACCCCGTCGCGGATTACGTCATGTGGTCCGTCGAACTGACCATGAGCGGCGACGTCGACTCGACGGCGCAGAGCGCGTGAGCGCCGTCGACCGAGAGGCGTTGTTCAAGACGCGTCTCCCCGAGGAGGAGTACGAGCTACCCGGGCTCGGCACGTTCCGAATCCGCGGCCTGTCACGCGGCGAAGTCCTCGCCGCACAGCACGACGACCCACGGCTGGCCGTGTTCGAGCGGCGACTCCTGGCCCGCGGGGTCGTCGACCCCAAGCTGTCAGAGGCCGACGTCGGCCGCTGGCAGGAGGCGTCACCCTCGGGTGAAATGGAACCGCTCATCGCCCGAATCCAACTCCTGTCAGGGATCGGACGGGAGGTCGAAAAAGGCGTATACGAGTCGTTTCGAGACGAACCCGGAAATGGAATTCGAGATGTACCTAGCGGCGAAACTGACAATGACAGTGGCGCAGCTACGGGAGGAAATGTCGGCTGACGAATTCACACGCTGGCACGTGTACTTTGCACGAAAGGCACAACGGGACGAACTGGCACGGCTACAACAGCAGGGGAGCGGTGGGCAATGACGCAGGTTCAGCAGGTCGTCGCCATCGCCGCACAGTTGACCGTGATTGCGGCGGCGTTGGGCGGCTCCCTCCTGTGGTTCAAGAAGTGGCTACGCCAGCAGGTGTCAGAACCGCTCGGGCGTGTCGAATCGGAAGTGACGCCCAATGGCGGCGCGTCCATGAACGACGCCGTGACCCGCACAGAGCGGGCCGTGGACGTCCTGGGCCGCCGTTTCGAGGATCACCTACGCACAGCCCACCACGCGGCCCCTGTGGCGCCCGTGGTGGTCGTGGAGAGGCCGGCCCGCGATGCCTAGCGACCCGA